GAAGAAAAGCCTCTAGCTGCAGAAAGGTGCCCTCTATCTCCGAGAAATCGGGGGTAGAGGGCGTTTTTTTGTGCGCTCAGGAGAAAAAAGTGCGCGGGGAGGTCTATTCTCGATAAAAATTATGTGATTTCGAGCGCTAAGCACGCGCGCTGCTGGGGTATATAGATAGGCCCCATTAAGCCCCCATAATTTTGCGAGGCTGCGTTTGTGCAGGTCAGGTGGGATTGCGGTGCGTTTCCCTTGCCCTCCGCAAGCGGCCCCGGGACTTCGTTGAAGTTCCGGGGTTTTTCGTTTGTTTCCAGCGGTTTTTGGCTGGGGGTATTGAAGCCGATATATACCGATTGGTACGCTTGGGGGCGGTAAAAAAGCCCCCAATAAGCCCCCATCAATTTTGAGGTTCAGTCATGCCAAAGAAGCTACCTCCCGGTATCGAGTGGGATGAATCACGCGGAAAGTATCGAGCGAGCGTCTATGCATCAGGTAAGCGGTACCGTCTCGGGAGATTTGACACTTTGATGGATGCGAAGGCGGCTCTTGCGATCGCGCGTGCCGACGTCGCTAGGGGAATCTTCGTCTCTCCCTCGGCGAGGCGCGCAGAGGCGAAGCGCGAGGCTGAGGAGGCAGCCCGCGCGCAGACAACCGTCGCCGAGGTAGCAGAGGACTGGCTTGCCGATTTTGAGAGGCAGGTGGAGTCGGGCCAGCGGAAGCCCGCGACGCTCCGGGAATATAGGAGCGTGCTCTCGGTGCATGTCCTGCCTCGGATCGGCGGTATGTCGGCGCGAGAGGTAGCGTCTCGCGACGTGCAGCGGGTAGCCGATCGCGCGGCCAGCGTGCGCACACGCGCCAAAATCGTCGCTTGCATGAGGCGTCTCTTCAATTACGCGGTAGAGCGGGAAATCATCGCTTCCTCGCCTGTGCGGGTATCCGCTCCGAAGATTAAAAGCAGTAGCCTCGACGTCGGTAAGATCGCGTCGCCTCATCAGGTCGCGGCCCTAGCCGCAGCCATGCCCGGCCCGCTCCGTCTATCCGTCCTCCTGGCTGCTTGGTGCGCTCTACGCCAGGGCGAAGTCCTCGGACTCCAGCGGCGCGACATCATCGGGCTAGAATCCGGGTCCCCACGCTTGCGCATCGAGCGACAGTGGAATCAAAAAGCAGTGCCTCCGGGATATACAACGCCGAAAAGCGGCGCAGCCCGCGAGGTCACGATCCCCACAGCCCTAGTACCCGTGATCCGCGATCATCTCGACATCTACGTCGCATCCGACAAAGACGCTCCAGTATTCCCCTCGCCGCTCGAGCCAGGCAAGCCGATCTCGCAGACCAATCATAATAAAGCCTGGGCAGCAGCGCGCGTGGTGGCGGGCCTACCTGCTTTCCGCTTCCACGACCTCCGACACACCGGCCTAACGCTGTATGCGCAGCAGGGCGCGACCCTCGCCGAGATCATGGAAAGAGGCGGGCACAGTGACGTCGAGGTAGCCATGAGATACCAGCACGCCGCGGAGGACCGGGCGAGGAGGCTCGCCGACAGCCTCCCCGTCGAGCTATAAGAAAAGGTCCCGACCAGTCTCCATACTGGCCGGGACCTTCTTCTATCTGGTCACTCGCGGGGAATCTTTCCATATTGCGATTCTGTGTGGCGTATCACACACAGATATAGTGTTCATGGGGTAGACACCTACTGTACACATGGTGTACAGTAGGTGTCATGAGGGAGAGAAAAGCTCCCCTCCCACTCGAAGGAGAAATCGAAATGGCTGAGATCACCGCCTACCGCGTACAGGATCAGCGCTTCGGTATCGGCGACCTGCTCGCCCCGGAGCGTATGAGCTTCGCAATGAGCGGAGACGATGAGCTGGCTCGCCGCGGAGTCTCCTGCATGGAAGATCTCTCCAGCCTCGCAGCGTACATCGCAGTCATGGGTATCGAAGCCACCGTCCCCGCGCTTGTCCGCGTGACCGGCGTCCTCTCGGAAGACGCTCCCGTCGACGAGGAGTACGGCGAGATCCTCCTCATCGCTTCCGACGCCGAGATCGTCACCGATGACGAAGCTTTCTTCTCTCTCGTCGGCGATCTCGTCGACCTCTACTACGAGAAGGGCCTCGGCTTCGAGGATCTCCGCGAAATCGCCTCCGACCGCATCTGACTCACACAATCCCAGAAAGGCCACTACAATGACCACCTACACCGCTTCCGACGTCCGCGCCTGGTACGGAGCCTTCGCAGCAGACCTGACCGACGACCAGGTCGACGCGATCGCCTCCGCATGGGAGACAATCAGCGAAGTGACCGCAGCTTTCTACGAGGACTGCGACGCGGACGACCTCGCCTCCCTCGTCGAGGATCCGGATATCGTCGCTGCGCAGATCATTGACGGCACCGCGACTCTCGAAGAGATGGTCGAGCGCGAAAAGCGCGCTGCCCGCGCGCTCGCCTCCGCGCGCACCGCAACCGCAGCCGCGATGATTGCCTCTGTGGCAGCGGGCATGGACGTCGCCGAGGTCGCTCGTCGCGCCGAGATGTCTCGCACGACGATATACAAGCGTCTCGATACCCTCGCTCTCGAAGCGTAGGGCAGCGTCAAAAGGAAGAGGTGTCTTATGGCTACGAAAACAGCGCGTCGCGTGGTCCTGATGTCTATTCATCCTCGCTATGCTCACGCGATCCTCGACGGGCGCAAGACCATCGAATTTCGCAAGCGCCCTCTCGCCTCCGATGTCTCACACGTCGTCATATACTCCACGGCCCCCGACCAGAAAGTCCTCGGATACTTCGAGATCGACAAGCAGGTCGAGCTTTCTCCCAGCGCCCTGTGGGAACGATACGGAGATCAAGGGATCATTGAAAAAGACCTTTTCTTCTCCTACTACGAGGGACGTGAAGTAGCCACGGGGATTCTGGTTAAGAGAGTATTTCGATGCGAGCAGCCGCGTGCTTTATGTGATATCGACGTGAAAACAGCACCCCAAAGCTTCCAATACCTCTCTAAGGAGGCACTACAGGTTATCGCCTGATGTCGTCGCAGCTAAAACAAACTAGAGTGCAAAGGGCACCCGCGGGGGAACCGCCCGGGGGCCCGCCTTCGCCTCTCTCTGTTTGTGTGGGCCGCGCGGTTGCCGCGCCCTGGCCGAGACGTAAGCCACTCGTCGATCGTCTCTTGCGTCCATCCGCGGATCTGCCCGGTCGGAGACTCGATCACAGCATCCGGAGCAGGCAGCAGTCCCTTGCGTAGGTAGCTTTTCAGAGTATTGACGGAGAGACCGGTGCGCGCAGCGATCGCTGTCATACCGAGGTACGTGATGGTCATATAGATTCCTCTCTTCTAGTCGTCGACGCCGACGATATACGTAGGGATGTCGGAGGCTTGGAGGGCGAGGGCCGCGACCGCGACGGCAGCGCGATACGTGGGCATCGGCAGGAGCTTACTCCAGTACGGCTCGAGGGTCTCGTAATCATCTTGATTGACATACGCGCGTAGGAAGAGCGGTTCGCCGGTCTCGGGCTTGTCTCCGTCGGCAGGATCGGTGAGGTCGTCGACGAGATTCATCATCTCGTCCTCCAGCCCGCCCAAGACCATATGGAGCCACATGGGATCGCGAGGCTCGGTCTTACCTATCTCCCAGCTGCGGACTCCGCTTTCTTTGACGTCGAGGATTTCCGCGAGCTCGCGACGCGATAGACCGAGGCCCTCGCGTCGGGTCCGGATCCCGACCGAAGTAAGTGGGTACATAATTCGCTCCTTAATGGGGGAGGCCCCTCCCGGCTGGGGAAGGGCCTCCGCTCCTTTGTCTGGCTATCAGTCTTCCTGCGCTGCGAGGTCTGCGGTGTAGTCCATGAGCGCGAAGCGGATCTCGAGGTCCGGCGTACGGGTCTTGGGTCCGCGCTCGCCGACGTACATCGGCTCCGGCCATTCTTCGCGAGGCACATACTTCTCGACGATCGGCCAATCCTCGGTGCTCTCGGTCGTGTACCAGTGGTCATCGTCATTCACAACGAACATCGGGAAAGGCTTGCCGTCGCGATCTTCGATGCAGAAGTAAACCTCGCGGTTCGTGGCCTCATCACTGAGGTCCGTGTAGAGGACTGCGTCGGGCATCCAAGCGGGGGCTTCGGTCCAAGTGTAGGTGCTCATTTCATTTCTCCTTTGAGTTTGTCGGGGGCTTGTCCCTTCCGACAAGAAAAAGAATACGCCGCCAGCGGTGTATGGTCAAGCTATTCTGCACCTAATTTATGTAATGTGCATCACATGCGCGAAGTCTAGCGGCAGCAACGTCTTATGAAGCGCGCAGTCGGGCCTCGGCCAAAGACAAGACCTCGCCGCAAGACGATCCCAGCGCGACAGCCAGGGCGTCCATTTCGCCGAGCGTCATGCCAGGAGACTCGAAGCGAAAAATCCGGCCCGATCGATTGTGACCGACCCCTGCAGCGATCGCGATCCGCGCGCGCGACACACCAGAGGCATCGATCATTCCCTGAAGTACTTTAATAGCCTCAATATCCAGAGGTCGCAGTGGCTTTGCTGCGTGTGGCATACCGAAAAGCGTAGCCACTCAGGTCAAAAAATCTGCACCTAATTCATGTAATGCGCATCACATTGTTAGCTGCGTCGTGTCTCGGCTAGAAGCTGTCCTGGCTCCATGCCGAGCAGCGCGGATAGCTGCAAAAGCTCGGTGACGGTCATTGCGCTTGAGGCGTCCAAAATAGCCGCGACGCGCGGACGCGAAATCGAAAGTTCGCGCGAAATCCGAGCCTGAGAAAATCCAGCCTCTGCGAACCGGGCACTAAGAAATGAAGCCAATTTTGCGGCTTCCGGAGCAACTTCGAGAGGACGTTTTCCCATGCCTCAAATAGTGCCACATATGCAGTCATTGCGATTGCGCTACCCGTGCAGGTGTGACCTTATGCCGCTGCAAGTCTAAAACAGACTAGCTTGCAGCGGCGCGATCGCAGGCATCGAGACCCCACGACGCCAAATCGACATCCGCACCTAACACGTCAGCTAGCTCGCTCAGAGATGAGCAGCATGCGCGCTCGCGGCTGATGGTGTCAGGGTCGAGAAGTAGACGCGCAGCCAGTCGGTTAGCGCGCAGCTCTCCGCGTGCATCTTGACAGGATGTATGGCCGAGCAGGACGTGAGCTAGCTCGTGAGCGAGTGTCGATCGCTCGACCGAAGCCCTTAATCCAGCTCTGATCCAGATATGTCTTCCGTCGGTTGCGCCCAGCGCGCCCGAAAGATCTTTCGTATAGGAAACGGGGGTCCCCATAGCCTCAGCGAGCAGATAAGGGTCTACAGGACCTTGTAGATTCTCCGCGCCCGCCTCAAGCGCGCTCCTCCACTCCTCCTCATTGAATCGTTTAAGCACACATTGAGGATAAGCTCAGATAAGGTCGTTTTCAGAAAGTTTCCTGAACAACAAACGTGGTGTTACCCACACGCCAAATCTACTCCTGAGGCTCCTCACCAAGACTGTCAAGAAAAGCATCTTCTCGCGATTCAGGAGAGTCATCTACGCGCCGCGCCGCAAGAGAAACCTCCCAATCGTCAGGCAGCTGCAGGCCCACTTCTGAGCCTGTAGCGGCCCCCCCCCCCCCCCCCCCCCCCCGCGCCGCCCCCCCCCCCCCCCCACCCCCCGCACTCTTTCCCAGCGCATGAGCAATTGAAAACAGCTGGCTAAGACTGACATCCCTCTTGCCAGTAAAAATACGTGAGATCTGCCCCTGCGACACGCCGCTTTTCTTCGCGAGAGCATTCTGGCTCAGGCCGCGTTCAGAGGCTAGTTCCTCTACGACTTCCGCGATCTTCTGCGCGAGATCTTCTGACTGGCTCATGCAGAAATTATGCCATTTGACATGCTAATACACAATAGAGCTTGACAAGCTATACCAGGTGGCATAACTTAATGCCCATGACAAGTATTCCATTTGGCATAAGCAAAGAAATCCGCGCGGAACTCGGAAGACAAAAACTCTCACTCCGCGATCTTTCGAAGGCAAGCGGGATCTCCTATGACTCCATACTCCGAAAAATCAACCACCAAAGCCGCTCGCTATCCCTAGACGAATTCATCGCGATCGCTAACGCCCTCAATATCCACGCCTCCGAACTCATCGCAAGAGCTGAACAAGCGCTCGCGGCTTCTGAGGGCGAGGTGGCGTGATGGGCGTGAACAAGGTGATCAATACGCATGCGTCAGATCTTCGTGACGAAGTCGCCAAGATCATCGAGACCGACGGACCCGGCGGCTTCATTGAGGATTCCCTCGCCGAGTGTATCGAGCAGACGGTTCTCTGTATCGGCCTCCTAGGATCCCCGGCCGCGGTGATGACACTGCCCTCCAACCTCATCCACTCCACACAGAAGCAGCTGCTCGAAGTTCAATCCGCACTCATCACACGACTACAAGACCTCACGACCATCGCAGCCAACAGCCTGACCACACGCAGCGACAACACCAAGGGAGACCCCGAAAAATGATGAAGAAATTCGCAACCATCAAAGAAGCCGCCGAAGCCACCGGCCTCAGCCCACGCACACTGCGCGTCTACATCGCCTCCGGCCAGATCCGCGACTGCCGCAAAATCGGCAAGCACATCCTGATCCCCGTCGAGCAGATCGAAAGAATCGGTAAGCCTCTCACCACAGCGCAGTCCCTGAGAGGAAGCGCAGCATGAGCCTCCCAATCCCCAACTGCGAAACCGTAGACCTCGACACGCCAGACCTCGGCGACGACTACGCGATCCAAGACAAAGACAGCGGCGTCATCCTCCTCATGGCCTCCCACGTAGATCTGGAGAAGTGACCTCATGAAAAATCAGCTTTCCCCACTTGCGCAGTTCCTGAAATTAGCAACTGCAATCGCGCTCCTTTCGATTTCTCTGCTCCTCGCGTTTGCGCTCTGGGCACCAGATAACGAAGACGGTATTTCCCTTTGGTGGGGCTTCGCAGACATCGCGTGCGCGGTGCAGGGCTGTCTCATGATCCGCGGCTTCCTCGACGGTACAGATTTTTTAGGAGATCAACGATGAATCCGAACCAAGTGTTATCCATTCTCGTTCGCGACTGGATGAAGCGTCAGAAGCTCTGCACGCGAGCCGCTGCTAAGCGTCTCGGAATGGCCGAAATGAGCCTGTGGCGACGCCTCAACGGTCACCGCCAGTGGCGCGCAGACGATCTTCTACGCCTGTGCTACGAGGGGATCTGCATCCCGCACGAGATTTTCTACGCTCTCGTTGACGAGGAGGACATCTACGCATGAGCGAGCAGACGAGCACCGGAGAGTGGATGGAAGACGCGCTCTGCATGCGTCTCGGTATCCCGACGGACATTTTTTTCGAGGGGCCGACATATGACCCCATCACCGCAAAGCAAACGTGCAGGAATTGCCCGGTCAGCCGCGAGTGTCTTGAATATCAGCTCCGGTATGAGGCGAGAGGTACAGCGCAGACTGCAGGGATTTTCGGATGCCTGACCGCGGATCAGCGAGGCCCGCTGCGTAAAAAGCTTCGGGAAGCAATGAAAGAAGCAAGAAAGGAAAAGCTCTCATGAACCGCGGAAAAGTCTACATCTCAGGCCCTATCACAGGAATCGATTTCGGGAATCGCTTCGCTTTCTCGTGCGCGCGCAACGCGCTGGAGCTGTGCGGCTACGAGGTCGTCGATCCTAGCGAAGTTCAGCTCGACGACGAAGCCACGTGGACCGATTACATGCGCGCAGATCTGAAGCTTCTGCTCGATTGCGATTTCATCTACATGCTCGAGGGCTGGGAAAAGTCGCGGGGCGCGCGCATCGAGCTCGCGCTTGCAAAAAATCTCAGGATCAAGGAAATCGACCTCGACGAAGAGAGTGAGCGGGTCAAGAATCGCGCGTCTGAGGAAATCGACGTCGATGCCTATTACGACCTGCAGATCACGATGGGCTTCGCCGACGTCGCGAAGCGCCTAGCAACGGCGATCTCTCGCTTTGAGGAGGAGGAATCCCGATGAGCGGAGAAACCGTCATCACGATCGTCGGCAATTTGACCGCTGATCCGGAACTGCGCTGGACGCAAAGCGGAAGCCCGGTAGCTTCGTTCACGATCGCGTCTACACCGCGGTCTTTCGATCGTCAGTCGGGCGAGTGGAAGGACGGGGAGACCCTGTTCATGCGCTGCACCGCGTGGCGCGAAATGGCCGAAAACATCGCCGAGACACTCCGCAAAGGCTCCCGAACGATGGTGCGCGGTCGCCTCGTGCAGCGCTCTTTCGAGACCCGTGAAGGCGATCGGCGCACTGTCGTCGAGCTTCAAGCCGACGAAGTAGGCGTCTCGCTGCGTCATGCGCGGGCGCAGGTCACGCGCACCGGAGGCCAAGGCCAGCAAAGCCAGCCTGCCGCGGCCTCTGGCTTCGCTCCCCCCTCCCGGGGGCGGGGTACCTCTACCGGCTCGGATCCGTGGGCGGACACTCTGATGCCCTCAGATCCTCCTTTCTAAGCGCGAAGGAGCGCCGAAAAAATGATCGAGACCCTTTATCTAGTCATCCCTAAATCGCAGTGGATCACAGCGAATCTGCGTCTTCATCCGATGGCTCGTGCAAAGCGCGTGCACGCTCTACGCCGCCGCACAGCGATCGAGGCGCGCAAGGACGCAATCTTCTCTTTCGACGGGAAAGTGCGCATCACGGCGAAGATCTACGCGCGGTCAGCGCGTCGCTTCGACCCGAATAACGCAGCCGACACGACGAAAGCGATGGTTGACGGCCTACGTGACGCGGGTGTCCTCGTGGATGACGATCACACGCACGTCATCGGGCCTGATCACAGGTGGGCGGGAGTCGATCGTGATCTCCCTGTTGGCGCGCACGCTGTCGAGCTGATTATCACCGAGGCGGCGAGCGATGACTAGGAAGACTGATCGCGTCTGCCCGGAGTGCGGCGAAAAGGTCGGTGCCGGGATCGTCAGGCATCCCCGCTGCTTCCAAGACGCGCTGGAAAAGCGGCTCGGGCCTGTGCCCACGGCGAAGCTCGTCCCAGGGCGGATGTATCTGCTGAACGGAGGGAGGAGGTGAGGCAGGTGGAAGTGAAACGGGATCCGCGCGCTCCAAAGATCTGTGAATCCTGTGGAGGCGTCATCAATCCGATCACAGGCGAGTGCAGATGCAGCGACTAGAAGACAGACCCAGAAGAGAAAGGAGGAAGCCAGATGTCATGGGTACGAGTCAGCGACGACGCGATGTCTCATCCACGTCTTATCGACGTGTATGAGGTAGAGGAAGGCTCACAGACTAATCGCCTTGAAGTCTTTGGCTTCTTCATGGGTCTAGCAACCTATTCTGCGAAGCAGCTGACCGACGGGATCGTGAGTAAGGGCGTGGCCTACAGCCTCGCGTCGCCCGATCGCGCTGATCTACTCCTGCGCGTCTGTGAGGCTCTCACTCTGATCGAGTGGGTCGAGGTCGACGGGCAGCGGAAGATCAAGCTCTTCACCTCCGAGGATTTCATCCACCTCCTGTCTAAAGCCGAGGTGGAAGCGCGTCGCAATCGCAGTCGTGAGAATCGAGATCCGAAGCTGAAGAGTGCTGTGATCTACCGCGACGGCGATCTGTGTCGCTATTGCGGGGTTCCAGTCCGCTGGACAGGTCCGATCGGTTTCAGCTCCGGAACTCTCGACCATGTCGACCCGACGTCAGTCGGATCGGCCACTGTCGACGGCCTCGTCGTCGCCTGCCACCAGTGCAATAGCTCTAGGCAGGACGCGCGCGCCGAATTCGACGAAGCTAATCCGCTCCGCGATGTCCCCGCTGTCCCTTATTACAGTCAGTGGTCGGCAGAATTTCTCAATCGCAATGGCTACGAGGTCCAGTCTTCCTCGGAACCGCCCAAGCCCATCTCCTCAGACGCGCAGAAGACCTGCGACGTCCCGGGAGAGGCCAAAGGTGTTGATCCGGAAGGCACCGAGCGCGCACAAGCGAGGCGCAGGGTTGATCCCGGCGAGACTGATCATCTCGCGTCCGCGGATCCTCACGCCACGCCAAGCGGCGCTCCCTCAGCCGTAGAGGTTGATCCCGGCGAGATCGATCATCTCGCGTCCGTGGATCCCTCACTCGAGTACAGGGAGCTTCTGCCGCCACCGACTGTGAGTTCGTACTTAATCCGGACTCGGTCCGAACTAAGTCCGAACTCTAGTCCGACCGTGAGGGGTATCAAGGCGAATTCTCTCGGGTCGGGTCGGGTCGGGTCGGATAGAGACAGGGCCGGGCAGGAACCGGGCAGGAACCGGGCAGGAACCGGGCAGGGCAGAGACAGGGTAGGGGAAGCACCGTCTTCCCCACAGGGCAAGTCAAGACGCAGACGTAAGAGGAAGTGACCTCATGGGTGAATTCTGTCCAATTACAGGAGAGCCTCTGCAGCCAGGGCAATCGGTGAGCAGGGGAGCAGTGCGGAAATTCCACACATACATCAAGACACTCCCGTCCCTCATGGCTGACGTCGATTACGCGATCGCCGCAGCTCGGGGAGAAGGCGGGTGCACTCAAGCCTGTATGCCCAAAGCGCCGATTAATCTCGCTCTTCTTGACGAAGCGGCAGAGATGACCGACGCGATCAACACGTGGGCAGTCGAATGGTTGACGCATCTGTCGGGAGAGTCTCCTCGAATCTTCCTAGCAGGGGATTGGACTTTCATCGCACGGATCTTCTCCTGCCAAGAAGGAAAGTTTGCACGCTGGGGAGATGCTCCTGCTTGCATCGACGAGATCATCTACGTGCTCGACCGGCTCGAGTATCTGATCTCGAAGCCTTCGCCGACCGAGAAGATCATGATCCGATGCGGTGCATGCCTGCTCTTCTACTCCGTACCGACCGCGAAGCTCTCGAGCCGATGCCCATCCTGCGGGACACAGGTCGACACAAGCGAGGGCCGGGATCGATGCCTCGAAGCTCTCTACGACGTCCCTGTCTCTCTCGGCGAGGCAGTCCTCGCCTGCCGATTGTACGGAGTTTTTCTAAAAATCGAGACCGTTCGGTCGTGGGTAAAGCGCGGCTATCTGACCTCGAGCGCTGAGACATCGATGGGTAAGGGCCTTTTTACTCCTCGGTCTGTTGTTGAAGCTTATTTTGAGAGGAATTGTTGAGATGGATTTTCAGTCGTGGGCTGAGCTTCGCGAGTCTTTGCGCGAGGCTTTGGATGCTTTGGAGACTGCGAAGGAATTGATTCCTTGGGAGGACGCGCATCTTTGTCCGGAGAGGGTATCGCTGCGGTTGCGCAGCGCATCAGGGCAAGTCAGGGAAGCGTTCGCGCTCGTTGGCGATGCCCTCGAGGGAGGGGATGCAGCGTGATTCCTGTTGTTGATCTTTTCGCGGGCGCTGGTGGTTTGACTGAGGGTTTTGCTTCTTTGGTTGACGCAGATGGTGTGCCGGTGTTTCAGCCAGTGATGTCGGTCGAGAAGGATCCGGATGCGTGTGAGACGCTGCGCCTTCGTGCGTTCCTCAGCCGAATCGCTTCTGCGGAGCCAGGGCTACCGTGGGAGTATGAGCAGTTTTTACGCGATCGCGATCCGCGAGCGCTGGATTCCTTGAAGAAGCGTTTCCCGATTGCGTGGGATGGTGCTCGCTGTGAGGTCGTCGAGGCTGAGTTGGGGGATGCGGATCCGGTTTTGATTGAGATGGCTCGGATGCGGGTCGAGGCCGCATCCCCGTCTGGGGTATGGGTTTTGGCTGGTGGGCCTCCTTGTCAGGCGTATTCGACTGCTGGTCGTTCGCGTCGGAAGCATGATGCGTCGTTTGCGGGGGATCCTCGGCTTCGGTTGTACAAGTCGTTTATGTCGTTTGTGCAGATGCTTCGGCCTCCGGTTGTGGTCTTTGAGAATGTCGTGGGTATCTTGTCTGCCCGTGTTGATGGGGAGTCTGTGTTTTCGCGGATTGTCCGCGAGTTCATGTGGGCTGGTTATAGTGTCAGGTCGGTTGTGGATTCATGTCCGGCGGCGTCGCGTGATTATATTGTCGAGTCGGAAAAGTTTGGGATTCCGCAGGCTCGTCATCGCGTGATTCTTCTTGCTGTTCGTCGTGGGCGTGGTTTGCATCCGGGGGTCTTGCGTGAGCGCGAGACTGCGACGGTGCGTGATGCTTTGGTTGGCATGCCGAAGCTTCATGGTGTGGTGAGCGATCCGCAGGGAGTGCCTCTTCCGCGGTTTGATGAGTGGAAGGGTCTTGTGCCCTCCTCGATCGCGCAGGCCGCGCGTCTTGTGGGGCGTGTGCCTGATGTGGTCTTGTCGGAGGCTAATGAGATCCGGCGCGGCCAGGGCAAGCTCATCGGCTGGTATCGCGGGAAGCTCGGTGGATCCAAAGCCCTTGAGGGGCACGCGGCTCGTACTATCCGTGCGGCTGATATGGAGCGTTATGTGTTCTGTGCTGCTTTCGCGCAGGTGAAGGGGCGCTCGCCTCGTCTTGAGGAGATGCCTCGCTGTCTGTGGCCTAAGCATGCGAACCTTGATGATGTCGACGCGGATTCGAGGCCAGCTTTCAACGATCGATACTACGTGCAGGCGTGGGGGAAGCCGTCCTCAACTGTGACTGCTCACATCGCGAAAAGCGGGCATCATTTCATCCATCCGGACCCGCGACAGCATCGGAGCTTGACGCTTCGTGAGGCCGCGCGACTCCAGACCTTCCCTGATGATTTCGTCTTCATGGGGACCAAGACATCTCAGTTCCGGCAGGTCGGGAACGCAGTGCCTCCGCTTCTGGCTCAGCAGGTCGCGCAGGTCGTCGCCAAGACCCTCGGAGTCGACGCCTTCGGCTACTTCGACAGCCTCGAAGACGAAGACAGCGGGGAAGGGGAGTCGAAGCCGAAGCTTCTCGGGATGGATATGTTCCTCGATGCGATTTTCGAGTTCACCGACGGCATCAATGGCATGTTCGTTAAAGTGGCCGAAGGCCTTGACAAACTGGGTGCACCTCGTTAGTGTGATATCGTAGCGTTACAGCTGTAGGAAGGGCCGTCTCGAGAGATAACGAG